TGTTTAAAAAGATTTTTAAAGCAGCCAAAGATTTAGTTAGAAGCCCAGTAGGACAACTAGGCATTGGTCTGCTAGCTCCACAATTGAGTTTTTTAAAAGGTGTTAGCCCTGCTTTAATACAGGGCGGTATTGGTTTACTGTCAGGCGCAAAACCACAAGAAGTGTTACAAGGTTTAGCCTTAGGAACAGCTCAAGCTGGGCTTATGGGTGGTAAAGGTGGCATCAGTGATTTCTTCAGAGGTCAACAAACCCCCGTTGCTGGTGCAGCATTAACACCAACTAATCGAAACATACAAGGTGGTACAATGACTATAGGTGATGCACCTGTGAATCAGTCAGGTATAAATTTAGATCCGATACCTACGAGTGCAAACATGAGTATGAATGTGGGCACAAACCTATCAGCTCCAGTGCAACCAAAACAAGGCATACTTAGAGATATGGGTTTGATTATTGACACAGTAACTGATCCCGTGACTGGTAGACCAAGAGCGGCTAATTTTTTTGAAAAGTATGCTCCAATTGTTAAATTAGGAACTACAGGAGCAGCAATAGCTGCAGCAGCACTTGGTGCCAAAGATGCACAAAAATTATATGACCCTGATCAAAATCCATATTTAGCCTCTGGCACAGGAGACAAAGATTTTTTCAAAGACATCAATCCTCTTTATGCAGCTAAGGGTGGAGGCATTAGTGACTTTCCTAGAAAAACTGGTATGATTGACGGTCCAGGTGACGGTCAGTCAGACTCAATCCCTGCAATGCTTTCAGACGGAGAATTTGTTATGACTAAACAAGCAGTTATGGCTGCTGGTGATGGTGATAGAGAAAAAGGTACAAAAAAAATGTATTCAATGATGAATGGTTTAGAAGATAAAGCAAAAAGCATGGGAATAGGTAGAATGTAATGGCATCGTTTGAGGAACTATTAGCACAGGCGTATGGTAATTTAGTTTCAGCAGGTGAGAGACTTACATCTGGAAACTTACCACCAATACCTCAAGCACAGATTGCAGGGATATCTCCTGTATTACAACAGGCTACAGATTTAACATCACAATTTGCAGCAGGTCAGCCTGACTTTTTTGGAAGAGGCATAGGAGCATTAGATCAAGCAGCAAACGCTGCAGCCACATCACAAGCAACAGTCGCTGGCACGATGGGTGCTTTTGATCCGGAAAGCTACAAAGCTTTTATGAACCCTTTCCAAGATGCTGTCATTGATAATTACACCAAAGAAATGCAGAGACAGTTTGGCTTAGCCAACCAACAAAGAAAAGCTGATGCGATAAGTGCAGGAGCTTTTGGCGGAGGCAGAGAGGGCGTAGTTCAAGCTGAAGCACAGAGAGGATTTCAGGATCAGTTAGGTAGAGGCATAGCTGGTTTATTATCATCTGGTTTTGCCACAGCACAACAACAAGCACAACAAGCTTTTGAAAATCAACAAGGCAGACAACAGACAGCAGCACAAATACAACAACGTGGTGGTGATTTGAGCAGAGGTATAGGTCAAATGTTTGGAGACTTAGGCACACGAGCCCCAGCTGCAACCGTAGATCTTGCAAAAGGATTAAGCTCTCTTGGTGTAACTCAACAACAATTACAGCAGGATATATTTGATCGTCAGCAAAGAAATCAAATGGCACAATACATGCAACCATTCCAAGCATTAGAGTTTCAATCAGGTCTTGTAAAAGGCTTTCCAACCTTAGGTGCTGGTTTTGCACCACAACAAACTAATCCATTATTAGCAGGCATACAGGCCTTGGCAGGTTAGGGGGTAAGATGAGCAGTGGCTTCGATACCCTTAATAGTTTTAAACCAGAACTATCAATCAAACCAATTAAAAGTATTGAGGGTATAAAGAATGTGTCTGGTGGCACGTTTAAAGTTGATGACGAAAAATTAGCACAAGAGAACGCTATTAAAGATGACATAAACTTAGATCTTGCAAACCAAATGGTAGATGAAACACCAATGTTCGCAGAGATGGCAGATAATTTTGTAGCATCATATATTCCTGTTAGACAAGCTTCTGAAGAGAATGCAAGTTTTATAGCTCAACAAATGGGCTTAGGTAAAAGAGTAACGTTTGAAGATGCAAGAAGCAGCATAGAACAACAATTAGGTCCTTTACCAAAAACATCACAAATCGATAAGACCTTAAATATCTTAGTCGACTCAATCAATGCTAGAACACCCTACAGAGGTGCCGCTGGTGTATTTGACATATTAGCACAAATAGGTGGTAAGTATCTCAACAGGGAAACAGCGGAAAAATCTGCACAGATATCACATGGTTTAAAAATAAAAGAGCTTGCCATAAATCAAATGCAAGAACAAAACGCTGCCATCTTAGAAAAAGAGGCAGAGTTTTCTCTTAAAAAAATGGGTATGGATGATGAATACTTACAAAAGTTTCTTGATTTTAATAAAGAATTACAATTAAAAGCAGCACAGTTTGAAATAGATACAGCTAAAGCTAAACAAAAAGCTGCTTTGGATTTATATGCAAACCCAGATAGGTTGTTTCAAAATATAACTTTTGTTGACGACCAGGGTAAACCGCAAGTTCAAATGTCTAAAAAAGTTTACAATCCTGAAAAAGGCACATACGAGTTTATGTTACCAAGAAGAGATGAGACAGGAGACGTTGTATTCGATGTAGAGGCACCTCCAGGTGCTTATCTCAGCCCTCTTGATGGACCTCAAACAGATGCTGAGCTGTCAGTGAAAGCTCCAAACTTCTCACAAGCACAGGGATTGATTGGTGACTTTGATACGTTAGATAGAGCTGGTTCTTTAGTTGAAGGTATGTTTGAGATGGATGAAAAAGCCATTGCATCAGGCGAGTCATCAAGATTTGGTGTCGAAGGTGCTATCGATAAATTTAAACAAGAAACTATGTTTACACTTGCATCTTTCTTCAATGCAGTTAACCCTGGCTCAGGTGATAGATTTGTTGAGTCTGGTAATACTCTTTATGAGAAAGATCAAGTTCTTTATCCTTTACCAGCTAATGAAGAAGAAAAGTTTTTAGACATTACTTTCAAAGCTCCTAAAAAAGGTATGATAGATGAGACACTATCAAAAATACCTGGTGTGAGTGAATTTGAAGATGTTACTAGAAGAGTGAGTATAGATGATTTTTTTGGCACACAAGGTTTAAACACTTATAGAAGTCTTGGTTACTCAGATGATTTTGCTCGTATGAAGGTGCAGGAAAACTTAATTATTTATGCTTTAGCTAGAGCGTTGAAGCCTACAGGTAGATTAAACGTTGACGATATTAAAAGAGCATCTGATCTTGTTAACTTACAAGGATTTACATCACCGGAATATGTAAGAGGTCAATTGAAAGAAATTTTAAGATTTATCAGAAGAGCACAAGTAGATATCTACTCACAAGGAGCGACTGCAGACGGTAGTAATATATTTAATCAAGAAAAGTATGCTCCAAAAGTAGAAAGATATAAAGACTTTCTAGGCGAGGATGTTCAAGACATAGTTCCAAAAACAAATTTTAGTGATCCTAATTTAGAAAACCCACCAGCAGAAGATCCACAGGCTACAGAGGTAACATATGATGAAAACATATTTGGAGGCTCAGGTATCTAATGTCAGAAGCTTTAGTACAAGAACAAAAAAGATTAGGTCCAAATAGAGTTACTATTTTACCTGGCACTCCTAATGCACATACTTTTTATTTTGAAAACCCACAAAACCCAACTGCAAATGACAAAGCAAAAGTAAGAGAGTTCTATGGCATTCCACAAGAAGTGTCAGAACAAGAAGCTATGCAAATGTTATCACAGTTTAAGGGTGCAGAGATGGCTAATATAATTTCTGACATTCCCTATGCGCCAGGTACAAAAAATTATTTTGCAGAAATTGCACAAAGAGTAGCTGACGTTAATCAGCGTATGAAACTAATAGAAGATCCTGCTAATTATTATTTTAAACAAGGTCAACAATTAATTGGTTTAGATCGACTGATACCAGATCAATTAGTGTCCAAACCATCTTTTGAAATGGCAGGTGCTTTAACTGCTATGGGAGCGGCGGGTGTCTTGACAGCTCCAACTGGTGGATCTGGTGCAGCGGTCGCTAAGATTTTAGGTGCAGATTTTTTAGGTGCACAAGCTGGTGGATATTTATACGAGCTTACAAATCAAATGTTGCGACATCTTAATGATTTACCAAAGGAATCTTTAGAACTTCAAAGCGCTAAGTTTCTGAAAGATGCATATTTAAACTTAGCCTTTAGTGGGGGAGCCATGGCTCTCGGACCACTGATCAAAGCTTTTAAACCTGCGGTTGGTAGAATTTTATTTGGACTTGATAATAAAAACCCTGAGTATCAAAAAATGTTAGAAGTTGCAGAAACATACGGTATGCCACTTGGTATCATTCAGGCAACAAACAGTGGTTTCTGGAAAGGGTATTCACAAGTTTTAGGTATATTCCCTTTTGTTGGAACACCTTTTAGAACAGCAGGTGAGGGCACAAATGAAGCTATTAGACAATATTTTGATACAGTCACAAGAAACTTTGCACCTTTACAAACTATGGCATCCTTAGGTGGGGACATTTCAAAATTAGCTAGAGCAGAATATGAGGACACCATGAGAATATCTCGTGCCTTATATGAGGGCTTTGAGGAGTATTCAGAAAAATTAGCGGGTAAGAAAGTTATAAAACTTGATACTTTAAAACTAATAGCAGATCAATTTGCGACAAACATTAGGGGTGCAACACCAGGCACAGGTGGCTATCAATTTAGATTTCCTGGAGATGCGTCTAGAAAATCTTTTGAAGAATTTTATCAAACGATGTCAAGACTTGATCCTGACGGTATTACAATTGATCAAGCTAGAACTTTACAAGAATTGTTCTCAGACTTTGCTGCTAACTTTAAAACTGAAGGCAAAGGTAATATACCAACAAGAGAGGGCTCAAGAATCACAAAGCTTATGTTAGCTATGAATCACGACTTTAATAAATTAGTAAACATTGATGATAACGTTGACAAAGTTGTTTTTGATACAGCCATGAGAAAACTGACAATGGCTAATGAGTATTTAGCAAATATTATGCCAAAGTATGACAATCCTGCTGCATCACAATTTAAAATGGTTAATGCTAATATATTTGGACCAGGTCCACAAAGTTATACACAAGGTGTCATCACTAACAAAGAAATGATGGATAACTTAATAGGTAGAGCTATGAAAGACGAAGAGCTCATGGGTGCAATAATGAGATTAGCAAAGACACCTGATGCAAATCTACAGGCATATAAAAAAGCAGGCATGAAAGAGGGTGTGCCTGTTGAAGTAACGACACGAGTTTTAGATGATGCACCAAGATTACCTAACGGAGATATGAATCCTAATTTTGGTAAATTAAAAACTGTAACACAGACTGTAATGTCAATGGGTCCTGAGGCAGGTAGAAAACAAATTATGAGAAAAATATTTGATAAAGCAATATCAGAGTCTTATTCAGGTTTACCAGTGGCAAAAACACTTCGAGATTATAAAAGTTTAAAAAAACTATCGCCAGAGGATGTTTACAAGTATGGATATAAAACAAAAGATGATGCGTTTAGATTTAGAACAGTTCAGTTTGACCCAGACAAATTTTCAAAAGCATTAGGTTTAGATACTATTGATGGCAGAGCTGCCATGGAGGAGGCATTAAAAGGCACCGGAACAAAATTAGAAGACATTACGAGGTTTTTAGATATTGCTGAAAGAGCGGGTAGTTTCATAGTTAGTGACCCTTCTAAGTTTGTAACCAGACGTGTAACTCTTGGAGGCTTTAACAGTTTGATATTATTTGGTACAGGTGCAACCGCAGGTGGAATGCTAGGTGGTGGGCTTTCTACTTTAATGATACCATTACTTTTAAGATACGGTTCTGGTATTTTAACAAACCCTAAGGTTTTAAAATCATTTTCTAAATTATTACAAGACACTGGTGGTGAGGCAGCTTTAAGAACGGGCGTTACAAAAGAATTAGCTTTATCTGAAGAAGATAAAAAAGTTTTATTGGATTGGGCTGCAAGAACACTACCAACTGAATCCGAGCTAGAAGAGTTAGACTTTCATAATCAAGTAGAACAATCTATTTTGAGTTTAATGAAAGAGCCACAAAAAGAAATTGAAATGAAATCAGCAAGGGATCAACAATTAGAAATGATGGAAAGAATGTTTGGACCATCACAGAGTATGACACAAGAAGAATTAGATATTGGAAGACAACTAGAAGAAAAATTAGCACCAACATTTAATGAAAACCTTGGAACAGAAACACCTAATCAATTTAATATACAAGGTTTGCTAAAACCTAATGTAAGAAACGAACTGTCCTTAGGGTCATTAGATGACGCAATAGGAGAAGCATTTAAAAACAGAGGCATCGGCGCACTATCATGAGAAAGATCACTGGTGGCATAGATTCTGTTGTTAGAGTGCAGATACCTGTTGGTATGAGAGACGGTGGTAATGCTGAACAATTACTAGCAGAAGGACCTCCTACACAATTTAAGTTGAAGGATGATGAAAGTATCATACCAAGTGAGCCTAATGTATTAATAAAACCTAATAGGGAAACAGGATCTATTTTTAGAGTGCCTGATCCAAGTTTTGGTCCTATTCCCAGTGAGCCTGAATTGTCAGAAGAGCCAGGTCAATATGGATTCTTAAAAGGAGATAGAGGCAAAGATGTTATGATTATGGGACCAGTGATTGATCCTCGTGAAGTTTATCCCACGGACCCCGATCCAGGTATACAGTTTAATCCGATGATGCAACAACAAAACGGAGGCATATCTGGGCTAATAAATGCTAGTATGAGTAAGCCCAATGGTATATTGTCTATTCAGAAAGTTTACGACATATGATTGAAATTACAGATGCACTTCGTGACCAGGTACGTCATCATGAAGGTGTGCGCACTACTATGTATTTAGACACATTGGGAAAGGCCACTATCGGAATAGGCCACCTTATACTTCCGCATGAAAGAGAAAGATATGCAGAAGGCGTAGAGATTACCATGGAAGA